TGTAGCGCGCCAGCAATTCCTGCAGAGTTTGACAGGGATAGTTGCAGCAGACAGATCCTTCGTCAGTTCGCCCACTCCGGCAGCGTCGTTCGAGCGCGGAGATCCTCTCTGAACACCTCGGGGAAGAGGCCAGCGGCGAAGGAGTGCCACTGATCTTCCGAACCTCGCTGAGGATTGCGTCGCGCGAGCTCGATCTTTTGCCACACTGCCGTTCGGGCATCCCGGCCAGCGAGTGTCCTGCGAAGGAACGTGTCGAGAAAGTCGGCGTAGGGCTTGCCATCGTTAGAATTGAGATAGGCGTCCAGGAGGCCGGTGATGTTCCTTTGGTTGTTCAAGAGGTTTTCAAACTCTCCTCGGGCCTGCAGCCACGCCGAGAAGACCACGCAGAGAAACCGCTTCGCATAGTAGTCGGGAGCAGGTGCTGACTCTTGAAGGGGGGCAAGATCATCAAACTCCCCTTTGGTGCTTTTCAGAACGGCTAAGACCCTCTCTCGTTCACGCTGAGCCGAGTCAAGAATTCCTTTAGACACTGTGTCCACGAAGAACGGGTGCCCCCGTACTGGGTAGGTTAGCTCGTCAAGCGCGACCAAGTTATCGCGGACCTCACCATCTTGCCGCCACAGTGCTCGCAGTACCAGCGTCTGGTGCTCCTGGGACCGAGCGGACGCCTCATCGTCCAAACAGAATGCAGTACCTTGGCCTTCATATGCGATGTCCTCTGCGAAGGCCCGCTTCGTCACTTCGAAATCGAGTCGAGGGATAATCCAGACAAGGTGCATTCTCTCACGAAGGTAGAAGTCGCTCCTCCCGACGACCTCAGGCGCCAAGCTCGGTGCAAATTGCACCTCAATCGCGAACCGCCCCAGGCCAGACAGCTCAAACTGAACATCGGGCCAGCGCCCATGTCCTTCGCCTGAGGGTCTCACATAGGTGTCGATGCTACCTGAGCCCGGAACCAGACGAGGGTCCCGGCTCCACGAAAGATGAAATCCGCCGGCACATTTCTTCATGGACGTGCCCTTCTTGCAGTCCTTGGAAAATGCTCGCCCGGACCCGGTCGATCGGTTGCGTCTGTTCGGTGCGCCAAGGGCAGTGGGCACCCTGACCGGCTCTATGTTGAAAGTGAGGCCGGACCGAGCTCCCCAATTTCGCGTGGACAACCACAGGTTCAAGGCAAGCTTGGCAAACCGCGATGTGCCGATCAAGCGCATGATTGATGCGACTGCGCAGGTCTTGCCATTCGGGCGCGGTCAACGTGCACTGCCGGAGTTCACCAATGGTCCCGACCCCCTGTACGAACACCGCCTTGATTGCCAACGGCTGCGCGACGAAATCTGACATAGCCACTGCCCTCGAATCTCACTGGAACTCTACAATTATCGACGAACAGATGTTGCCGTGCCAGCCGCTATCGGCACCATGTCGATTGACCGCGATCTTGCAAAGGCACCGATTGTCTCAGGGGCTTGAGATCACCAGCTCCCCCCGCTCCGGCAGCGACCCTTTCGCCGCGATCGAGTAGCTCGTCTTCACCTCGGCGATCTCGAACCGGCCGAAGATCTCCCGGACCTCGGGCAGGTCGTTTAAAGACAGGATAAAACGCCCCTTCAAACGTGCCAACTGCTCGGCCAGATCGACGAACCGGTCGCGGCTGAACAGCGCAAGCCCATAGTCATCCTCGCAGCCATAGTAGGGCGGGTCGAGGTAGAAGAGCGCGCCCTTGTGGTCGATCCGGTCGATGAAGGCGGCGAAGTCCATACAGGTCACCGTCACCCCCGAAAGCCGCTCGTGCAGCGCCTCGAGGTCAGGCTCCAGGGTGGTCAGGTTGAACCGCGCCGGGCGGTCGGTCGAGATGCCGAAATTCCGGCCCGAGACCTTGCCGCCAAAGGCCGTGCGCTGCAGGAACAGGAACCGGGCGGCGCGCTGCAGGTCGGTCAGGGTCTCGGGCTCGACCGCCACCAGGCGCTCGAAATTCGCCTGGGTGGTGATCTGGAAGCGCAAGACGTCCAGGAAGGCGACATAGTGCTCCTGGAGGATGCGGAAAAGGGTGAAGACCTCGCGCTGGCGGTCGTTGATGAATTCCGCCCGCGGACGCGATGTCCGCCGCAGAAAAATGCCCCCCATGCCGACGAAAGGCTCGGCGTAGGTGGTGTGCCCCCCGGCGCGGGCATCGGCGTCGATGAGGGCGCAGATGCGTTTGGCGAGGTTGCGTTTTCCGCCCAGCCAGGGGGCGGCGGGGTGGGTTGATCGAATTGCAGTCACGTCTGGGGTTTTCGCGGACAAGCGAATCAGCTCCTACTGGCCGTCCCTCGAGGGCGGGTGCGGCCTTGAGCTTTGACGGGTCGGCGGGGTTTGGTTGGAACTTTGGCCCCGTGTCGGGGGGTGTTGACGCACCCCCCGGCCGCCTGAGCGGCTCGGATCAGGTCTGCCCGCGCCGCCACAGCCCACGCGGGCGGTCCGGCTCGGTGGTGATGGCGTCATCGGGCTGCATCGCCACGAGGACGACGAGGCAGGCCCAGATCAGGGCGGCGGCGATCAGCGCGCTCATGTCAGCCCAGCAGCACGCCGCGAGCGGAAAGGTATTCCGCGCACCAGGCGTAGACCTCGGCCATTTCCGCGCCGCTCAGCTCGCGGTCATAGACCAGGGCGATGTAGTGCTTGTGGCCGGTCATGTCGCTGATGCTGTCCCGCCCACCCCGGGGGCCGAAAACGATGGCGCCGTCAGTGACCGGCGCATCCGCAGCCGTCGCGGTCTGCAATGTCCCGCCGCGGCCGAGGTAAGCGGTGTCGTTCCCACTTCCGTCCGCCGACGTTACCCCTTGGAAATAGGGAACATTGAGGCTGATTGGGTTGGAAGCCCCGTATAGGTAGCCGCTGGTGGTGATCCTGACGCGGTAATCGTCGTCCACGCACGACACCTCGATTTGCGGCGCAACAATGCTGGAGTGCTCATCGGCCATGAAGGCGCTGACCGAGATCATGGTCTTGTTGATGCCCGCGTAGGACACGCCGCTGTCCAGCGAATAGTCGATGTTTAGCAAGGCGTAGTCATCGGTGAAGGAGCCGCTTCCGCCCCCTACCATTGCCCCGACCGTAGCGGCCGGGACATTGGGCGACAGGTTGCGGATCGACTGCGCCTCGCTGCTGCCGAAGATGAACACCGCCTCGGTGTCCTCCAGATAGGGGATCGAGCGGGCCAGATAATTGGTGAAGCTCGCGCCAGCCAGTTTGATGCCGAATGTCATGTCAGACCTCGTAGTTGAAGATGCAGCACCAGTTGTGCATGGGTTCGCTGATTTCGTCGTAGGTGAGGTAGTCGCCAGCGCTGTCGCGCAGGTTCCCGCCCGGCCCGGTGTAGGTCCAGGCCGTGATGCCGGTCATTGCGGTATGGCCGTACTTCACCCGCCACCCTGCTGCGGGCGCCGAGGCGCAGGTGATGCGCACCCTGTCGGGGCCGACGATGGCGACCGACGAAATGGTGACGGGCGTCGTCCCGTCTGCCTGGGTGACCGCAAACCCGTAGTTGGTCTGCGCCGGAAGATCGCCCGCCGTATCCAGCACCAGCCCGCGCTTGTTGAAGTGCAGGTCGATCGCGTTGCCGATGACGGCATGATGCACGGGTTGAAGCGGCTGCCAGTCGCCGTTTTCAAGGACCACGCGCTTGTAGACCAGCCCGAAATAGGCCCCCAGCCACTTGTAGCCGGTCGGGGTGAAGTGCGTTCCATCCAGCCGTGGCAGGTGGTAGGTCGGCCCGGTGCAGTAGATCAGCGCATTTTCGTTCGCCGCCTCAAGCTGCGCCCGGGATACCTTGTCCGCGCCCGTTTCGCTGATCGACAATTGCCACGTGACAAAGATCGGGTCGTGTTTCTGCCCGGTCGCCGTCTTCCCCTGATCCCGGAAGTCCTCCATCAAGGCGACAAGTGCGGCCTTGTAGGTCGTGCTGCCCGCTTCGGCCTCACCTTGCAGCCACATCGTCATGCCGAAGGATGGGGTCAGGCCCGCGTTGCTGGCGACAGCCTCGATGATCTCAGCCTGCGCTATCGCTGCCTCGAATTTTCCGGATGCGTCCCCCATCCGACACGCTGCGCCGAGCGTCTCGGCCCGCGTAACGTCCTATNGTTGCTTGCCGATGAACCGGACGTCACTGGTCTCGTGCCAGTCGATCGCCGTCTTCTTTCTCCAGCAGTTCCAGGATGAAGCCGACAGCCCCGAAGATGGGGTTCTCGGTCTTCCATCCATTCACTGCGTCCTCTCGGCCAAACCAGCGATTTGTCAGTTCGTAAAGCCCAGAATCGTACGTCCCGGACAAAACCCCCCAGCGCGCCGCGCCGGGCCGCCTGGCTGATCCCCTCGGTCCCGGTTCCGGTCGTGCCGTGCGAATTCGACTGACCGGTGTTGTTGATGAAGTTCAGGTCGCCGGGGAACCGCAGGCCCGGATTTCAGGACGCGGCGCGCATTGCCCTTGAAGATCGGGTTGTGCGCCGCGAACCGCCCCGCTGGTGAAATGGCGGTTCCCGCCCGACCGCTTGCGTCGACCATCGCCGCGCCCCAGCCCTCGGGCGTTGTTCCGCGACAATTCATCATCGCCGATCAGCGCTGTTTCGGTCTTGCTGCGCTTGGTCTCGACGGTGCCGTCAGGGGTGACCCCAAATGCAACGGCGTCATCCGCGTCCATGATGACGAATTCGTATCCGCCCGGCAGGCTGGCGTCGCTGTAAATGCCATTCAGCACGAATGCCGCAAAAGCTGCGCTGCTCGGATATGGGTTCATCGGTGTAGCCACGGGCCCTGCATCCACCCGGTAGAGCATGAACAGGTCTGGATCGTCCTCGAATGGCGTCAGGAAATACCCGCCGACCGGCGTGTTGGCTGCCATGACCGCCGTGGCGCTGGCGCCGGTCAGGCCCGACGACGCGCTGAAATCCAGCGTCGGCGTGCCAGCACTGTAGTAGCCCGGATGGGTGATCAGGATCGACACCAGCGCCCCGGACGCGACCACGAACACCCCGACCGGGGCGATCACCTGCGTGCCGCCCGAGACGGCCAGCGCGAATGTGCCGTCTGTCCCACCCGAGCCCGCCACCAGCGAGGCCGTGCCCGCAACGCCGCTGCCCATGCCTGCTGCCGTGGTCGGCCAGAGGCCGCGCGACAGCAGGACGGCATCGCGGGCGGATTCGGCGGCGGTCTGCGCGTCCAGCGCACCAACCTCGTGCCCCTCGGCATTGTCCTCTGCGGTTTCGGCGTTTGTGACAAGCTGCTCCAGTGCGGCCAGATCGGCCAGCGTTTCGGCGGTTGCCTCGGCATCCTCGGCGTGTTCTTTCGCCGACTTGGTGCCCGGCCCGCCCGGCTCAGTGCCCTCGGCCCATTCCTGCGACAGATCTGCACTGCCTGCCGCAGCCTCAGCCGCAGCGAGCAATGCGGCCACCCCGGCATCCAGGTCGCCGATCCGTGTCCAGGAGCCCGCGTCCGCGGCGCCATCCTTGCGATAGCGACCGTTCGCCTCGGGGACGGCATCGCCGGTGACGTAGCCCTGGGTGCCGCTGGCCCAGGCAAGATCGGCCTCGAGCTCGTTCAGGGTTGCGTAGCTCGGGCCGTGCAGCGCGGCAACGAGAGCCACCAGGCTCACCAAAGGGACCTGGACCGAACTGCCCCCCGCATTGCCGATGAGAGTGTCGACGAGGGAGCTTTGCGGAAGATTGACGGTGCGGATGCCCATGGCTGTTCCTTAGATGATGGTGACGGTGATCGGGCCGGTGACAGGGCCGGGCACCCCGTCCTCGTTCTGCGGCTCGACCCAGACGTAATGGGTGCCCTGCGTCAGGCAGGCGGCGGTTTCGAGGTAGAGGACGGCGTCGTCGACCGAGCCGTCGAAGTCCGACGAGGCGAGGAAGCCGAAGCTGTCGTTGCCGGTGACCGCCTGGATGCGGTCGCGGTGCGCGCCGTCGGCCGTGACGGCGCTGGCCGGGACGGTTGAGCCCCCGGTGAACCGCGGGGTCAGCGACCCCGCTGTGCGCCCGTCAGTCGAGAAGCCGAGGCGGTACCATTTGCCGGTCTCGGTGGTGACCGGCTGGGCGATGGCGTCGGCCGCACCCGGCGTGTGCGTGGCGAGACCGGTAGCGATCGCCCAGTCCGCGTCCAGGGTCCAGCTGGCGGAGGTGTCGAACCCGCCATTGGCCAGCAGGGTGGTGCGCGTCGTGTCGCCCAGCGCAAAGGCATAGCTCTGCAGCGGGCTGACCGGATAGGGCGTGCCGACCGCGTCGGTGTCGCGGTCCAGCACGGCCGAGGTCGAGCGGTAGATCTGCAGCTGGGTGGTCAGCGCATCGTCGCCGGTGGACAGCTGGACGAGGGCCCCACCCAGCAGCGGCGTCACGATGATCGCCTCGGGGTCCAGGGCCGCGGGGATATCAGCCAGGCCGGACCCGATCTCGAGGGTGATCGGCGTCGTCCAGGAGCTGGCCACGTCCGCGAACGAGAGGGCCTGAGCTCGGATCTGGACGCTGTCGCCGTGATCGTAGGAGCCAGCCGAGCCGCCACCGTCGGCGGCGGGGATCTCGAACTCGGTCCAGTCGCCTTCGGTCCCCAGGCGATGCCCGATCCGGTAGCTTGCGGTCTCGACCGTGCCCGAGCCCGGCTCGATCAGGAAGGTGATCTGACCCTCGCCCCAGTATCCCTCGCCATCAGGCGGCCCCTCCACCCACTCCACGGTGCTCGAGACGGCGGTGAAGCGCGGCGTCGGCGGCGCAAGCACACTCGCATCGATCTCGGCCCCCACGCGGCTTGACCATTCGGGGATCTCGGCCGCGTCGGTCAGCGTGTCGATCTCGGGGGCGGCGGCGACCGCGCGCAGGATCGAGCACTGGTCCTCGGTGGTCTCGATCCGGCTGACAAAGACCTGATAGCTCTCGCTGCCCGCCTCGCCAAAGAGCACGAGGTCGCCCGCGGCCGGCATCGCCCCGCTGCCCTCAAGGATCACGAGGTCGCTCTCGCCGGCGCTGGTCGTGACGGCGCGAACCACCGAGGTGCCCACGGTATCCTCGCTGTCGGCGAACACCCGAAACCGCAGCGCATAGGAAGTGCCCTCGACCATGGAGACCGCCTCGTCGAGATGGACGGCCGAGCCGAGGACCGCCCGGACGCGCGCGGCGCATTGCGTGCGCGAGAGCACGTCGTGGCTCATCACCAGGGCATCGCCCCGCGTCGCCACCCGGACCGCGCCCTCCTGCGTCACCTCGAACAGGTCCGGGCGCAGCTCGGCCTCCAGGAACCGGCGGTAGCCCTCGCGCCAGACGATGGCGGGGTCGGTCAGGCCCGGCATTTCCAGGGGCTCGGTCAGGGTGATGTCGCCCTCGTATCCAGGGCGGCGGATCACCCTCTCGGCGGTGGTGTAGTCGTTGCCCTGGTCCTGGAACCGCGCGATCCAGGCGTGGGGCTTTTCGGCATAGGCGCGGCGCAGCGAGAAGTTCCAGCTGTTGCGCGGACTGACGTGGTCGACGATCAGCGCCGCCGGGCGATCGATCACTACCCCCCATTTCAGGCCGTCATGCCGGGGCGAGGCACGGCCGGCGACGGCGATCTCGGTCAGGGCATCGCGCAGCGTGGTGCCCGCGCGCTCGAGCACGCGGTTGTAATGCAGCCCCTTCAACCGGCAGAAATCGTGCCAGTCCGTCAACAGCTCAAGATCGATCTCGGCGTCGCTCGCGGCCTTGGGATTGGCCGGGCATTGCAGGACGTAGCGAAACAGCGACGCCGGGTTCGAGGTGGCGCGCAGGATCCAGGCCTCGTCCTCGTGATCCCAGTCGAGGCAGACCCGCTTGCCCAGCGCGCTGAAATTGTCGAGCGCGCCCGAAAGCTGATGCGTCGCCTTGACGCGCACGCCGACCAGCGCCAGCGGCCGATGGTAGTTGACGGGGGTACTCGGGCCGGATCGTCTGCAGNCCTGCCCAGACCACGCGCTGCAGATACCGCGAGTTCTCGGTCTCGTCCGTCNGCATGGTCAGGCGGATTTGCCAGCGCGCCCGCTCGGGGAGGGCCCAGCTGTGCTGGCGATAGAAGCCCTCGGCCTTCCTGGCCGACAACGTGAGCGTGGTGACTTCCGCCCATTCCTCGGCGGTCACCTGCCGCTGCTCGATGAGGATCTGCACGCTGTGCGTCAGCTTCGTGCCCTTGTCATTGAATCGCGCGAGGCCGGTGGGAAAGGCCAGGATCACCGACGCGCCCGAAGCGTCGCCGCCCGTCGTGCGCACCACCGGGGTTTCGATCGCCTCGCCGCCGGTCGCCTCGCCGAAATCGTCGCTCGGCAGCGGGCGGGTCAGTTCGACGCCGATCTGCTCCTCCAGGATCTGGCGCGGGTAGAGGGTCACGGGGTCGTCGCTTTCCAGCCCCTGACGCACCTCGATATCGACCTCGTCGAACTCGCCGATCGAGGTCTCGCCAATGCGGAAGTCGGTCAGCTCCAGCGGTCCCTCGCCGAAGTTGAAGAGCGCCCGGATGTATTGCAGGTCACCCGAGATTTCCGTCCAGCTGCGCGCGGCGAAGGGCGGGGCATAGCGGACTTCGCCCAACAGCACCGGCACGGCACCATTGGGATCGAGACGGTTGCGCCAGCCGGTCAGGCTGTAGCTCGCCCGTTCCTCCTCGGGCTTCACCGGCGGGATCAACGCATTGATCAGCAGCGCGCCCAGCAGATTGACGCCCAAGGTCACCAGGGCGCCGCCGAGCAGATTGGAGATCCCCAGCAGGCCCGCAAGCGCCGGCCCGAAGATTGAACCCAGCGCCACCGCCGCGATCGACACGACGATCGACAGGATCGTGCGCAGCGCATCCTTGCCCGGAATGAGGCGGATCACCACCCGCACGCCCGGTTTCGGGCGCACCCGGTGCCAGAGGTCCGGCCGGATGATCTGCGAGCCGCGTGGCGAGACCAGGGCGACGCGGGTGCGCGCCAGATCGGCCGCGGTCGCCGCCGGCAGCGCGACGCCGACGATCTCGGCTATGGTCAGCCCCTCGGGCAGGGTCATCTCGATGCGCGCGCCACCCGGATCGAAGGCCGTGGCGGCGAGGACCGGGATACCGGTCGACGGCGAGAGTGTCATCGGCAGTGTCATCGGGGCGCCCCCGAGATCACTTGAACCGGCCGTTCAACGACCCTTGAAGCATGTCTGTAGTGCCCGGCCACCCGGTGGCGCCAGCGCCCGGTGTCATAGCGGTCGACCTTGGCTTGGTCTTCACCCGCCATGTGGATCATGATCCCGTGGCGGATGACGATGCCGAGGTGCGTTTCATATCGACCGCGGCGGATCACGGTGACGTCGAAAGCGATGGCAGGGCCGTCGACGGGCACCCAGAGCGGCGAGGCCGCAGCACCCGAGATCAGCGCGGCGATCTCGCCATGCTCTTCGGCCGAGGCATAATCGCCGAGGTACTGCGGCAGCGTGATGTGCAGCTCTTCCTGGTAGACGAGGCAGGCCAGCCCCCAGCAGTCGCAGCCAGCGCGATCGCGGCCGAACTCTCGAAACGGGATGCCGATGAAGCGGTCAGACCAGCTCATGGGTGCTGCCCCGGGAAGTTGAGGCGCGTCATGCGGCCTGGCGGGAAGGGCTCGAGCTCGACCTCGTCGCGGCTCAGGCTGAGGACGATCTCGCCGACATTGATGTCGGCAGCGCTCAGCATCAGGCCGGTCCACTCGGCCTCGATCACGTCGGGCGTCGCGGCCAACACCACGGCGAGGCTGACCTCGGCCGGCTCGGTGAAGGAACGCAGCAGGGCGACCAGGTCGGCGTCGAGGTTCTCGATCGCCACCCTGGCGCTGGCCGGCGCTTCCTCGTCGTCGCCGGGCAGCACGGCCGAGGCGACGATCCACAGGTAGGGCTCGGTCAACGGATTGGCGTCGCGCCAGGTCGAGCGGGTGCCGTAAAGCAGCGGGTCGATCGACAGGCGCTCGGTGTTGTCGGTGGAGAGGCGGATCGGCGCCTCGAGATCGGGGTGCTCGATCAGGAACAGCGCCACCTCGATCTCCGAGGAAGCCGGGGCGTCCTGGGCCAGCCGGGCGTTGAGCGACAGCCGCCTCATGGCATCACCACCACGCTGAAGGATTTGCGGAACTCGATCCCGACCAGCGTTTCGGTGGGCATTGTGTCGCCCCAGGCGCAGAGCCAGGTCGCGCTCAGCAGGAGTGCGTCGCCGTCGCCATCCAGCAAGGTCTCGCCCTCCGACGAGAGCATCTCCCAGCCGTCGGTGGTCGGGTCGGGCATGGTGAAGAGCAGCGAACCCTCGGCGCAGTCCTGGTGGAAGAAGGTGTCGAACAGCGCCGCCTCGTCGCGCGAGAGCAGCACCGACAGCGTGACCATCTTCGCCACCGACGAAAAGCGGCGCCGGTAGGCCGGCGGGCCGGCGTCGGACTGGCGCTTGCGCCGCGCGTCCTGCGGCTGCTTCTGCCAGCTGTCGCGTTCCGGGCGCGGCAGGGTTTCGGGCCAGACCGCGATCACGACTGCCGCCTGCGCGCCAGGCGGCCGACGCCGTAGACCTGCTGCAGGGTCCGCCCGCCGCGGCCGCCGGGCGTGGCCAGCCCCTCGCTCACCGCCTCGGACAGGATGTATTTCTGCTGGCGCTGCCCGCGCGCGTCGGTGGTCTCCTCGACCTCCATCTCCATCGGCCTGCCAGTGTTGTTCACCAGCACCGGCTGCAGCTGCACGATGGTGGCACCGACATTATCGCCGGAGCGCGCATGGAACGCCGACGGCGGGGCCGAATGATCGGTCACATAGCCACCCGATGCATAGCCCGGCAGAGCGCCCGCCCGCAGGGCTTCCAGCTTGTCGAGTCCGATCCGGCGCGTCGCCGTGGCATCGAACACATACTCGCCGGCATGGACGACACCGGCCACGTCGTTGGCCGCACCCGACCCCGTCCAGCCCCCCTCCTGAAACCCGGGAATGCCGAGTGCACTGGCTAGGCTGGTCGCCAGGCCTTGCAGAAGACCGATGAGTCCGCCTTGGGCCCCGCCGCTCGCCAGACCCTGAACCCCCGAGGCAAGGGCATTGCCGAAGGCATCGAAGCCCTGTCCGAGAGTGCCCAGATCCGTGGTCGCGTCGGTGGTCACCGCGGTGAACCGCGTCAGGGCGGCCGCGGCGCGGGTCTGCTCGGCAATCAGCGCCTGCGCGTTCTGCGGTTCGATGTGCCAGGGCTCGTTGCCCATCCGGTAGTCAAGACCGTAGCTTCCGGCGTTCTCGTGCATCCAGGACTGCACCTCGGGCGAGCCGTAGCGAAGATCCGCCGCCAGACCGTAGTTGTGGCGGGAGGCGCCCGGCGGGGCGACCCATTGGCGCGCGGCTTCCGGGCTGCCATAGCGACGCAGTGCATTCTCCCAGAGGCCGGCCTGCACTTCATTGGAGCGGTAGCCGGAGATGATCGAGACCGCATCCTGGCCAAAGCGCGTCTGCGCTTCCGCGATCATCGCGGCCAGCGGATCGGCAAGAGCGCTCGCCAGACCGGAAATCCCGTCCGGCCGCGTGGCGCCGCCGCTGGCGACCGATTGCAGCGCTGTCAGCGTCTCGGGGGCCAGCACCGCCTGTGTCGTGGGCGCCTGCGCAAGGTTCGCGGCGGCCGGAGTGCCAAGACCGCCCGCCAGCGCCGCAATGCCGACGCCACCGATCATGACGTTCGCGGCGGTGACCTGCATCGAGGCGACGGTACTGGCCACCGCACGGGCCGCGACATCGGCGGGTTCGCCACGGCCCATCAGGCGGGCGAGGATCCCCTGCAAGCCGCCCACGTCGCTGAGCGTGCCGTAGTTGGTACCCAGCAGCGCGTTCTTCAGCGGGTTGGTGATCGCCAGTTCGGTGAAGATGCCGGTGATCTCGGACGCGAGCGATTCCAGCGCACCCTCGATGTCGCCGGACATGAGTTTCTCGACGATGGAATCGATGGCGCTTTCGGCGCTGGACTGGACGCGCGCCCAGGCTTCCGTCTGGCGCTCGACCTGCAGTGCCAGCGCGGCCTCCAGCGCGGCAGCCGCGCGGATTTCGGCGGCGCGGACGCTGGCGGCGTCGATGCCCTCGCGCTGCAGATCGCGCTCGACTTCCCAGAGCGCGATGATCCGCCGGCGGGCGGCCTCGGACTGGCCCAGCAGGCTCTGCTCCAGCCGCAGCCGGTCGATGCGCTCCTGCTGGCTGCGCAGGTATTCCCGGGCGGCGCCGAGCTGGCCGAACGGATCAACCTGGCCGAGGCCGCGGGCAATCTCCCACTGGGCGCGCAATTCGTCCTTGATGCCCTCGGCGACGCTGAGCGTCTCCAGCATCTGCTCGAAGACCCGCCGGTCGGCGGCGACCTGCAGCTGGCGCACCTCGACGCTGTCGCGCCCATGGGTGACCATCGCCTGATTGATCGCGGCTTCCTCGCGCAGTTCGGCCAGCAGGTCGTTGGCGCGCCGGTTGTTGGCATTGGCCCGGATCAGGTCGGCGCGGGCGCGTTCGGCATCGTGCAGCTCCAGGGCCTGCCGGATCAGCGTCTCGCCAACCCCCGCCTCGCGCAGTCGCTGCTCGTAGATGTCCCGGGCATGCAGCGCGCGCACCGCGTCGACCTCGGCCGACTGCTCGCCGAACCGCAGGATGGTGCCTGAGAGCTCCTCTTGCCGGTGCAGATCGGTGATGATCTGGGCCTCGGCCCTCTGCCGGCGATCCTGGGCGGTGGCCTGGTCGGCGATCAGCGCGGTCTCCAGCGCCGAGCGGGCGCGGGCAGCATCGGCGCTGTCTTCCTGAACGCCCATCTCGCGCAGGCGCACGTCGAGGGCGGCGCGGGCATGACGGGCGCGAACCGCCTCGACCTCGGCCGAGTTCTCGCCATGCCGCAGGCTCGCCTCGGCCAGCTCGGCCTGCTGGCTGTAGCCGGTGACCATCTGGTCGATCTGCGCCCGCAGCGCCCCGGCCTGGGCCGAGCCGTTGAACATCGCCTCGATCTGCGCGATGCGGATCGCCGCCTGGCTCAGATCGATGACGATCTGGCGGGCCTCTTCGGACATCCCGCTCAACGCGGTTCCGCCNNACATCGCCTGTTGCTAGCTCCGCAAGCCGCGCCACTCACCCGCTCTACGTCACCCGCTTCTGCGAGTTCCCGAATGCCCGATGTGCGGCTCGTGAAGTCCTCGTAGCTGTTGGCAAAACCAAGCGAGGCGTAATTGTCGGCAAGGTTCCTTTGTTGGAGGACATCGCTGGCTTGGGTATCAGTTACCGGGGCATGGGACTGCATCAGCAGCCGTCCGATCCATTGACCCCAGCCCTCGGCAATCTGCTCGTCGCCGAAGGTGTCGATCGCCGAACGCAACTGTTCGAGCTGCGACGCCCGATCGAGTTGCAGCATGCCGGTAGCCAAAGCCCGCACGTCGGCCGTCAGGCTGCCGAAGGTCTCGCCCAGCCGGGTATTGCCCAGCAAATCTAGGTTGGTGCGCATGCGGCCGAGCGTGTCGTCGAGATCCTCGATCACGTCCTCGAAGGACTTGGTCTCCCCTCGCAGCGACGAGAAGGCCTGCACGCCCGCCGCGCCGAGGCCGATCAGCGCCATGGTCGCCAGCCCGAGCGGATTGAGGAACATGCCGAGCGCCCCGCGCAGCGTGCTGCCCAAGCTTAGCCCCTGCATGCGCATCTGGCCCATGATCTGCACCACCTGCGGGCCTTGCTGCATCATCAGCATCCAGGGGCTCTGGCCGAGGGCGGTCATCATGAAGATGTCGTTGAGCTGGAACGACAGGTTTGCTGCATGGGCACCGGCTGCCCGGGAATGCTGCCCCATCTGCACGAGGCCCTGGTTGATCGGCGAGATGGCCTGCGCCGCGTGCTGGCGGGCATTCGCTGCCTCGAAGCTCGAGATCGCGCCCAACCGCTCGGCCTCGGCGATCGCGCGCAACTCCATCTCGTATGCACGCGAGGCGGCGAAGATCGGGTTGTAGCGCGCCCGCAGGGCATCAAGCTCGTGGCCATATTGCAGGGTCCCGGCGCCCGCCCCCCGGCTGGCGGCCTCGACGCCGGTCAGCCGGTCGATCAGCTGCTGCATCCCGGTCGAGGATGCAGCGGCCGTGACACTCATGCCCTTGAGCGGCACGCCGGCGGCCTGGGCGGCGGCGTTCACGCCGTTGATCGACCGGGCGAGGCGATCATGCATGACCGCCGCTTCCTGGCCGGTGATCGCCCCCATCTGCTCGGCCGCGTTGACCGCCTCGAGGGTGGCCTCCAACTGCATCAGCTCGGCGGCGAGCGGGTTGAGCGTGGCGCGGATCTGGTCGAGTTCGCCCCGGTAGGCCGCGGATTCCACCGCGGCATCGACCATCGTCGCGACCTGGGCGCGCAGGCCCAGCACCAGCGCATTGCCCTCCTGATGCAGGCCGCCGATCGCCGTCGCGGTGCGCCCGGCCTGGATCGCCATGTTGAGCGCCTGGTTGACCGAGGTGCCCATGCCGCGCGCGAGATCGTTGGCGCCGGCGCCGGCATCGCGGGCGGCGTCCCCGGTCCGGGCGATGCCGGCGCCGGCCGCAGCACCGGCCCGACCTGCTTCGGCCGCGGCGGTTCCGAGGCCCTTCAGGTCCGCCCCGGTCGCCACGAGCTCGCGACGGGCCTGTTCGGCCGCCACCCGCAGAACCATCGAGAAGCTGAGATCGCGCTGCACCCTAGATGCCCCCGTTCAACTCGCCGACTGCGCCCGCCTCGATCAGGCGCAGTTCCTCCCAGACCTTTGGCGACACGCTGATCCCCGCCAGATCGAGCCCGTCCCGGACCGCCCCGTAATCGAGCCCCAGCCACCGCGTTCCGCGACCGTGCGGGATGCAGCGCCACTGACCCGAGACTTCCAGAAAGGCCGTGAGCGCCGGCAGGTGCTCGATCCAGAGGCCTTCGGGTTCCGAAGCCTCGCCCGCCCATTCCGCAGGCGACGGGATCCCGAAGCGCCGGGCATCGGCATCCGCCTCGTCCTCGTCCCCGGCGTCCGCGGCCGCCCCGCTTCTCAGGTCACCGCGGGCCCAGGCTGCGCCCGCGGCCTTCAGTTTCCCCGCTTGGCGCCCAGCATCGCGCCGTTGTAGGCGGCGCTGATCGCGTTGCGGATGAAGGGGATATCGATCAGCTCGTCGCGCGCGGTCTCGCTGAACGACACGTCATTGCCGTCCTCGTCCTTGATCCCGTCCCAGCCGATCAGGATGGCCCGCAACCACTGCCCGACCCCGTCGCTGCTGAAGCCGTTGAAGGACTCGCCTTCGGAGACCGACATGGTGCGGAAACGGCCGGTGAAGCTCTGCTCGATGAAACCGCTCTCGGCGGGCACCTGCACTTTCACGCGGGCGGTGAATTCGGGGTTCTTGACGATTTTCAGCATGGACGGGCTTTCCGGCATTCAGCCATTCAGAGGGTTCGGGAAGGGGCGGGCGCGGCGATCAGGTCAGGGTCAGCACCCACTGGTCGTTGCCGGCGACCGGCAGCGGCACCAGGCGCAGCGGCCATTCGACGATGTTCTGCTGGTTCTCCAGACCCTGCGGGCGCTGCATCTGCGCCGCAGGGATGGCCAGCGCCGCGATCGAACCGGCCGCGGTGCCATGCGTCAGCGCGATCGCGCCGGTGGTCTGGCTGGCGGCAAGGGCGAAAGGATTGAGCGTCGCCAGCGCCACGGCCTCGACCGTGGTCTCGATCGTCTCGGCCTTGTCGGTGATCAGCACCGATTCCGATCCGATCAGGAACCGCGTCTCGACCGCATTGCCGAGGTTCAGCGCGAAGCTGCGCATGACCAGCGACACGGTGTTGATGCTGAAGACCGGCGTGTTCGCGGTCGTCGCGACCTTCGGCGCATTGGCCAGCTGCGCGGTCAAGGTCGGCACGGCCATGGCCGTATCGGTGGCAACAACCCAGAGCCCGGTGAAATCGAACTCCAGATAGACGATGCCCTGGGCATTCACCCGCAGCACGCAATTGCCCCGGGCGCCGGTCAGCTTGTAGAGCACAGCGTCGATCCACTGATAGAGCGTGATCGACTCATGCGCGGAACTGACCGGGTTGTAGGCCACCGAGGTGACGGCGACGATGGTCTCGGCCACGGCGCAGGCGCGCAGCAGCACCCCCCAGGCAGGCGCGGTACCGGCCGTGCCCGAGGGCGTCATCTCGACCCGGAACGCCAGTTTGGCGTGCAGTTCCGTCGGCGTGGTGCGCTGTCCGCCCAGATAGGGCAGCTCCAGATTGCGGCTGACGTCCTGACCTTCCATCGGCGTGAGGCGGACCTCGGTCGCGAGAATGGCATTGAGCTCGCCCGTCGGGGTCGGATCGGTGGCATAGGTGGCCTCGATCTTGGCGAGAAGAACCTTGCGCTTCCAGTACTGGGGCATGTCAGGCGTCCTTTACGGGCTGTTTCGACGCCCGGCGCGATGCAGGCTCGGGCTCTGGCGGGGGAGTGGGTTCGCCGGGATCCGGCTCGGGATCGGCGGGCGGCACAGGGACCGGCACCTCGGCGCGGCGCAGCGAGCCGTCGGCCTCGCGGATGAAGCTGCCGCCTTCCTGGGGCAGCGGGACGGAAGGCAGCGGGGCGGGGGATTTCATGGGGCGATCCTCAGCTGGTCCTGGAGAGTGAAGTTCAGCTCGTAGTTGGCGACGCCGCGGGCGAAGCTTGCGAGCCGGGCGTTGCGGAAGGCGAAGACGCCGACGGTGGCATCGTCCGGTGTCCAGCCGGCGAGGGCCGTGGCGATTTCGAGCAGGAGCGGCAGCACTTCATCCAGCGCAGCGCGCTCGCCAAGCGGGTCATGCGCCCTGAGGCTGAGCACCACGGCAAAGCCGAAGTCATAGCTCTGCAGATAAGCGCCGGACGCAGCCTCGCCGTCGCCGCGCCCGGTCAGGCCGGTCGGCAGCACATGGGCGCAGGGCGTGACTTTCGGCAGCGCCTCGGCCTTCATGAGCGCCGCGAGCGCGGCGGCGCCGTAAACCCGGCTCTTGAGGAGCGGCGCATTGGTCTTCAGGCGATCGATGATCTCGGGCGTCATTGCAGCGCCCCGATGATTCCGCCGTAGTAATCGTGGATCAGCTCGACGATCGTGGTCTCTTCCTCGTCCGAGATCCCCAGATACGGGCGCGCGGCGATGTCGCCCCAGGGCGAGAGCACACTCATCTCGCGGCCGTGCTTGTCGTTACCGACCCAGACGCCCAGCGATCCCGTCGCGGCGCCGAACTGATGCACGGCGGCATAGGGGGTGTTGGTCCCGACCGCGACCTGGTGGGGCGAGGCCCAGGCATTGATGCTGCGCATCAACGCGCCGGTGTCATGCAGGGTCTTGCCGCCTTTTGCCGTGGCGCGCTTGCTCGGCTCCCAGGGCGCGCCCTCCGGCGTGACATTGGTGGTGCCGATGCGCTCGACGGCGCCGTTCACCAGGGCCCGGCCGATGGCGTCCATCGGCTCGGTCATGTCGACGCTGGCGGCTGCCAGTTGAGCCAGCGCGCGGCTGACCACCCGATCCTCGAGCGCGACGGTGAACTGGATGCCGGCCATCTCAGAAGCCCTTCAGCCGGTCGCGGGTGAGCTGGCGCTCGGGCCCCTCTGTCATCACCACGCCGGGAGAGGTGATCTGCGCCGGCACGTCGCCGCCGTCGCCGATCGCCGCTTCACCCCGGGCCACGGATTTCAGGTAGCCGATCGCCTCCTTGCGCAGGCTTTCGCGCGCTTCCATGTTGTGGCCGATGTTGACGTAGAGCCGGTGCAGCGCGAGGTCGCGGCAGATCACCTTCAGGATCCGCGGCACCTGGGCGAGTGGCAGGGTGACCGCCTTGGCGAGGTAGCTGTCGATCTCGGCCGAGGCATCGTCGAGCGCCTCCTGGATGCGCGCGTCCTGAACCTCGCCCGACGCATCGATCGCGAGATCGGTCAGCGCGACAAGATCCCGCTCGGGGATGCCGCTCTTGAACTCGAAGATGCTGGCGTAGGACATTCTGGCCTCGTCGTCGGATCAGGTTGCCGGGGGCGATCTCGCGCCGCCCACCGGCGAGGCCCTGCTCACAGGGCGGGCAGGCTCAGGCCTCGGGCTCGACGGCTGCCTTCAGTGCGGGGTCGCCTTCGATTGCGGCCCGCTCCTCGTCGGTCAGCCCCGCGAGCGGGATGCGCCGCGGCTCGGGGCCGAAGTGCCAGCCCGCGCGCCAGCGACCCCGCCTGGGGCCGGTGACGGCGAGGACGCCTTGCTCGGGCTTTGGCTCGCTCACCGCCTTCACCGAAGTCGGGACGGCGGTCAGCGGCATGGGAACGACCGCGGACATCACTTCGGCAAGGCTCACTTCCGCGGCCGGCGCCGGTTCGGCGGGCGGGAGATTGCTGGCGGGGGGCTCGACGCCCCCCGCCTGTGTGGCCTCGGCCTGGTCGGGTGCATGCGCGCCCTTGAGGCTGTCTTCGGCTCCCTGGGTATCCTGGGGTTTCGTGTCGGCGGGTTTCGCCGCCGGGGCGGCCTTGCGTGTCGCGGCTTTGCGGGCCATGGGGTCCTCCGGTCGGTTTGACATCGGGGGCGGCGACCCGCCCCCTCAGTGAAACCGGCCGCGTCAGGCCAGCCAGGGCACGACGAGCAGCTCGGCCGTGCCCTTCCACTCGTTGGTCTCGCCGCCCGAGGCGTATTCGGAGTTCAGGAGCTTGCGGCCGGCGCTCTCCAGCGACGGCGGCACCACCAGCAGGTTCGGCATCAGGCCGAGCGGACGGCCGTAGTCGCCCTTCATGCCGCTGATCGCCGCGCGCGCGATGGCATAATTGGCGGCGTTCAGCGTCTGCTTCGAGCCCCAGGCGAACTGCCAGAAGCCGAAGCCGACGTTGCCCCGGGCATCGGCGCCGTAGACGAACTCGTTGTTCGAGAAGACGTTGTCGTCGGTGAGCTGGTCCTTGGCCACAAACTGGAAGTCCCGGCGCTTCTGCAGGATGATCGGCTTCAGCGCCCGGCTGGCGTCGATCAGGAACCAGTTGGTGCCCGAGCCGCCGTCGGTGTTGGCGACCGTGGTGACCGCGCCGCTGGCATCGAGCACCGGGTGGTCGGTGTCGAAGTAGTATTGGCCGTCGTAGCAGTTGGTGATGAAGCCATCCTTCAGCAGGGCGAAGACCAGCTCGTCCCATTTGGCGCCGGTCGACTGGCCCATCTCCTGGAACATCGGCGTGTAGATCCCGAGGTTGTCGGTCTCGATATGGTCGCGGTCGACACCGATGGTCAGCTCCCAGGGCTTCTCGGTGATCGAGTAGTCGTGCTGGGCGAGGTTCTGCACGGCGCGCGGGCCGATCCACTCGCGCACCGAGGGGAACTTGCCGAGCCAGCCGTATTTCTGGGTCATCTGGGTCGCGGGCACGGGGGTCGAGACCCGCAGGTGCATGGTCGAGGCCATGCCCAGACCGCCCTGGAAGGTGGTCTTGAAGCCGACGCGAAGGGCGTCGAGGTTGGCGGAATTGACGAGCATGTTGGGTCCTCAGCTGAAGGTGATGGCGTCGGAGGCGACGAGGCGCCCGTCGGGCATCACCAGGATCAGGTACCAGGTGTCGGCCCCGGCCTCGGTGATGTTGAGGTCGATGTCGCCGTCGGCTTCCGAGACGAGCTGGAAGGCCTTGCCGGCGACCAGCGGAATGGCGACGCCGTCGGTGCCGATCGCCACGCCGCCATCGGGGGCGGTGCCGGCGACGCTGTCGCCGTTGGCGTCGTCCGAGAGATAGGCGAGGACCGAGCCGCGCACGGCGAGGGCGGCGCCGGCGCTGTCGTTGAGCTGCACCGCGACGTTGATCACGTCGCCCGCCTGCGCGCCGACCACGACGCCGGGCGTGCCCAGCTTCTCGTAGACCCCGAGGTTGGTGCGGGCGGTGGCCTTGGTGCCGATGTCCGAGAAGTTGTTGGCGGCAAGGAGCGCGCCACCCGGCGCGACGGTCAGCGCGCGCCCCATCATCACCCAGACGCCCTGCGCGTCGACGTCGACGATCAGGCCGGCGATCGAGCGGGTGGCCGAGCCCGAGGTCTTGGCCACGGTCTCGTCATCGACCAGCCAGCAGTTGTCGCCGATCTCGGCCTTGGTGATCAGGTCGGCGTCGGCAGAATTGCCAAAGCGGAAGATGCCGGCGCGGACCTTGACGGAGAGATCTCCGGAGGCACCGGCATTGACCACGCGCTCCTCGGCGCGGCCGGCGACGACCAGGCCGGTGGCGGTCACCGCGGGCTTGGCCCAGCCCGAGGCGTCGAGCACGACGATCGAGCCGCCGTAGATCGTGGTCGCCGTCAGCACGGGATAGGTGAAGACATCGCCGTCGGCGCGCGGCGTGTTGCGGTCCTGGCTCAGCGCGCTCATGCGGTGGCTTCCTTCTGTTCAGCGACGCGGGTGGCGAGATAGACGTCCGGCGCGATGCCGAGCTGCGAGGCCACCTGGCGCTCCAGCGTCGTCAGCGTGTCGGACTTGGCGGGCGGATCCCGGCGAGCCAGCTGGCGGCGCGCGCCCAGTTCGATGCGCACCGGCGCGACAGCCACCCAGGCCTCGAATTCCGCCAGATCCTTCGAGGCGAGCAGGGTTGCCCAGGGCTCGAGGTCGGGGGTCAGCTTGCCGGCATCGCGTGCCGCTTCGAGCGCGGCCTCGACCTTGCCGGACTGGACATCCTGCTGCAGCGCCGCGAACTGCGTCTGCAGCTGGTCGAACACGCCGCGGGGCACGAACTGGGCGGGATCGCCCTGAACGGCAGGAGCCGCCAGACGGGCGCAGATCTGGGTGACGGCATCGTCGCCGGTCACCTTCGCCGCCCCGATGACCGAAGCAAGCTGCGTTTCAGCGGTGGCGAGCGCGGTCACGCGCGCCACGATGTCGTCGGGCTTGTCGGCAGCAATGCCGAGCAAGGCCGCGATCTGTGCGATCGGGTCCATCAGGGATTCCTTTGAGGCGAGTTGGCGGAGTTGGGGGATAGCGGGATTGTTGACGAGGCCGGCGCCCTCGATCAGGACGACCTGGCCGTCGGTCCGGGTCTTGAAGACCGGCGAGATGAAGCGGTAGGCGCGACTCTCGATCGCCGCGCGGCCCTCGGCGGTCCATTCGACCGAGGCCATGATGCGGTCGCCCTCGACGTCCATCCCGGTGATCCATCCGGCCGCTCGGCTGTCCGAGGCGCCCTGGCCGGCGAAGCTGCGGTGATCGAAGTCGATGGGCAGCACATTGCCCGCTGCCAGGGCAAAGCTGGCGGCAATGACCCCGGCCGCATCGTCGAGCCGAAAAGCCGGACGCCGGTCAGCGGTCTTGAACTGGCCCGTCGGGATCAGCTCGACGCGCTCGGCCGGCGCCGAGGACAGCGGCGCCATCAGGGCGCAGGAATATCGGACAAGGTTGCTCATGAACCCGGTCATGCCAGACCGGGCGCGGCAGGTGCCGGGGGATGCTGTTTCGGGGGGCGGCGCCTGCCCGCCGCCCTGCGTTGCGGCGGCCTGCGGTCAGATACCGTTTAAAAACGCCGGAGGGCCTTCAAAAACGGCCTTGCCGGGTTTTCCCGGGGAACGGGCCACCGGAACCGGCTGGCCGTTCTGTGGGCCTCTGGTGCGCCTTTCTTACGGCGCGAGCCTGACAAGCAGATCGGCGTGCGCATCGAGGATCTGGCGAAGCCGCTGGCTCAGGTGGAAACGATAGGTGATGACGCCCGCGCGCTCAAGCCACAGCAGCATCGCGTGGCGAAAGACGATCGACAGTTCGTCGGTTTGCATGGCCTGCGCCCAGACGTTCTCGCCGACATGCCGGTTGAACGCCTCGAGCGGCCCCTGCGGTTCGGTAGGCCCTCGCTGCATCCGCCAGATTGCGCCCCCGGTGGTGACCGAGGCGCTGGCGTCCAGCGACCCGGCGAACAGGGTCGTGACCTCGGCCGGCGCAGGAGGCGCCTCGGTCAGGCTGGCACGGAAGATCGATCCGCCGAACGGCAAGGGCCCGTCGGGGATCCTCACGTCCGGCGCTTCGGCGGTGCCGGAGGTCATGGCGACCGGGTTGAGCGCTGCATCGGTCACGACGAGGCTTTCCACGGCGCTGTTGAGACGGCGCAGGCGCAGCCCCTCGATCAGCCCCCTGGCCTCGGCTTGACGCGCCGGTTCCATCTCGGGCGCCACCCGCGCCCAGGCTGCCCTGGTATCGAGCCAGGCGGCGCCCGGGTTGGTGTCGAAGCCGGGATGCACGCCGCGCGGCACCTCAAGGACCTGGCCGGTGCGCTTGTTGGTCCAGGGCTGCTCTTCCAGATCGGGCGCGGGATCCACGCTGCGCTTGTTGCGCTTCATCCAGCCCTCGGTGCGCTGGATGACATGACAGCCGCAGAAATAGCCGTTGGGCGGGTAGATGCGCAGCCAGATGGGATCGTCGACCCGCCAGATCTTGCCGTGAAACCGCGTATGATCGTGGCGTTTCGTCGGCCGGTCGATCTGGATGTATTCGAGATAGGGAAAGGCGCGTGCCGTGCGCTGGATCGACGCCCAGTGCCCGGCGGCATGCGCCGTGCGCATGTTGGTGTCAAAGATGGTCCGCAGCCGCCGCATCGATCCCAGCTGCGCCTCCGTCGTCTCACCGGTCAGCGGGTCCTGCATCGCCTGGCGTCCCCACCAGCCCAGCTCCTGCAGACGCGGCGCCAGGGTCTGCTGGAACTGCGTGAGGGTCCGCCCTTCGGCCAGTGCCCGGGTCATCTCGTCGCGGATGGCGCGCGAGACGTCATCGCGCATGGCCTTGGCAACGACCCAGTTGCGTGCATGCTCCTCGCGAAACAGGTCCAGGTGGTGGAACCGCTGCAGGAAGGGTGCAAAGCCTTTCGAGTTGAAATACTCGATCGCCTCGCGGTGCGGCAGCGGGCGCAGGTCCATCCTGGTCATGTGCGGTCCCTCAGCGGATGTCGGCGCCGACTTCACCAGCCAGCCGGGCCGCGAAAGTCGACCGCTCGAGAAGATCCAGCACCGGCCCCGGCTCGGCCGCTCCGAAGGCCTCGAGGATGTCCTGGACTTCCTCAAGGCTTCGGGCGCGACGGATGGCTTCGATCAGGCCCTCCAGTTCCCCGGTTACCGCCTCTTCGAGATCCCCGGTCTCGATCAGCTCATCGACCAGGGCGTCGATGCTGTCGCGGGCAACCTGGTCGGAGGCAAGCGATGCGGTCTGCCGAGCATCCGCGGGATCGTCGGGCAGTGGCGGTGCCGGCGCCGCACCCGGGGTCACTGGCGGTGGCGGGGCGGGCGGCGGCACAGGCGCGGCGAGAACCTCCTCGCCTTCCTCCGGTTCGCGCAGGGCAAAGACCTCGCGCAGCTGGCTGACCGCGATCTTCAGACCGGCCTTCGGGCCTTTCTCCATCAGCTCCATCATCAGTTTGGGATCGGCGCGCTCGGGCGAGACAAAGCGGATGACGGGCAAGGCGACCCGGTGGCGATCGGCGAAATGCAGACGCACCAACGCCCCGGCGATGTCGCGCTGCAGGCTGCCCGCCAGCTGCTCGGCATCCGAATCGCGGATGTCGCCGCGCACTTCCTCGTGGATCTTTCCAACGGCATGCCCACCCGCGATCGCGTCCGTGGTTGCGACCTGTCCCAGCACGCCCTTCGAGATCTGCTCGTCCCAATATCGGGCGTTGCCCTCGTAGAGCTTGTCGGCGCCGCTGGTCGCCGCGGCGATGACCTCGAGCTCCATCTCCTTGGGAATGATCGCCGCCATGTCCACGCCGATCTGACGCGCGGCGCGCAACAGCGTGAGCCGGTCCTCTTGCGACGACGACGGGCCGTAGCGTCCCAGCCGCAGCGGGTGGCCGTAAGCTTCAAGGAAGATGGACCAGTCCTTCACCGAGAAGTTCTTGAACAGATAGCCCCAGGCGGCGAGCCGCGCGAGCCCGCCCCGGATCGCCAGGCCCGACTTGGTCTTGGCCATATGGATCAGGTAGCTGTCCGGCCGCAGCGGCTGCGGGCCGCCGTTATCGCGCAGATAGATATAGGTGCCGTTCACGCGGTCGAACTCGAACCAGCGCGGATCGACGTATTCGAGCCCGGCCAGCTTCAGGCTCTTGCCGTCCCGTTCCCAGAGGATCTCGGAGACCGAGAATCCCTTGCCGATCGCGTCCATGACATCGATGAGCGCGGTCTTCAGAGGCGAGGCATCGAGCGCCTTGCGGGTCATCTCGGCGGCTTCTGCCGCCGCCGCCGTTTCATCGCCGGGATCGACCTGGATCTCGAGCGAGCGGATCGCGCGCTTTCGCACGCCCAGGACGGCGGCGTAATGCAGATCCTTCTCTTCCATCTGCTCGGCGAGTTCGAGGTATGAGGTCGCATCGCCGTCCTCGGCCGCGCGCAGGATCGCCGCCAGCCGTGGCGGTGTCAGCCCGTCGGCCGGATGACCGGTCTGGATCTGGCGCACCGAGCCGGTGGTGGGAAAAGCCTGACGCACGAGGAGCTCGGCAGCGGGGACCGGCCTGAGCGGGCGCCCGAAGGCATCGAGAAGCATTACCAGGCACCTCTTCTGTGTGACCAGAGCTGGCCGGGGGTTTCAAAGTCGTCGTCGTCGTCGCGCGGGGCCCAGCGGGACCGGGTTCCGGGTGCTGCCTGAAACCCGTAGTCCTCGCCCCCCATGTCGGCGGCGGACACGGCCAGCGCCCCGGCCCAGAAACGGTCGGCATGCCCGTCTCCCTCGCCGTCGGCGATCAGGCGCCGCGTGCCGGTGATGCCCACCTGGCTCTTGATCGAATGCAGATCGGCGCGCAGGACAACATCGCCGGCCGGGATGCGGGCCTTGCGGTCCTGCATCTTCTCCTTGAGGGCGGTCGCCATATCGAGCTTCGCGGGCAGAGTGAACAGAACGCCCTCGACCCGCTCGCTGCCGTGGCGGGCCTTGGCGTCCTCGACGGGCTTCTCGCCCATGCCGGTCTGGTCCATGCGGCAGCGGATCACGCGGTACCGGCGCATCACCTCGTCGAGCAGGCGATCCTGCTCGGCAAAGCTGATCCGCTTTCTGGCGATGATTTCGCGGGTGACCAGTACGTCGCCGACCAGCTCCATCACCCAGATCACGAAAAGGTCGTTGCGCGCCGCGATATCGACCCCGACGAAGCAGTGCCCGCCGGCATAGATCTCGGGCCTGCCCGCCATGTCGGATTCGCAGGCCGAGATCAGGTCGTAATCCAGCCAGGCGCTGGCCTCGTCGAGCCAGGCCAGCTCGAACTCCTGCGCCCAGGCGTCCTGGTCGGCCATGCCCGAACGCAGCTCGTCGATGTTGATGTCGAGGCCCTGCTCGACGGCCGTGTAGATATCGACGACATGGCGCGACCAGACGCCCTCGTTTTCCCGGGCGGTCATCAGCTCGTAGAACTTGTTGCCCTTGCCGTTGGGGGTCGAGATCACGCGGATCTTGTGCCCGCCCCGCGCGGCGACCGGGAAGGCCGATCCCCAGATGCGCCGGCTGTCGGCATGGAACGCGAACTCGTCGAGCAGGAGATTGCCGCCAAAGCCCCGCGCCGCATCGGGGCTGGCCGACAGCGCGACCACGCGCGAGCCCGTCGGGAAATGGACCTCCTGCGTCTTGAACCGGGCCTCGGGCACTTCGATCATGAAGCTCTGCTCGCCCTGGCGGATTTCCTTCACATGGGCCGGAACGTGAAATTCCCCCTCGGTGAACTCGGGCAGCGGGCGATTTGAAAGCCCCTTCAAGACCGCGTAATAGGCCCGCGTCATCGGCTTCAGAGCGTCTTCAAGGGCTTCCTTTGCGGTGCTCTCGGAACGCGACAGGATCGTCCAGCGCACCTTGCGCCGGTCGATCTCGGCCTTGATGCAATCATCGACGATCTCGCCGCAGGACCCGAATGTCTTGCCGCCGCGCCGGGTGAACATGCCGATCTTGAACCGGCTGTCATCGCTGATCCATGCCTTCTGATAGGGCAGGAAATGGATGATCGGGTTGTCCGGGGGGGTCATGCAAACCCCATGATCTCGCGCGCCTGCCGGCGAAAGTCGTCGGTCACCTCGCCCGAGGCCACGGCGGCGTCGAGCTTGGCGGCCTGCGCCTTGCGGTCCTTCTCCTGCATCGCCTGGGCGATACCGGACGAGGACATGACGTCCTTCATCATCCGGGCGAGGAAATGCAGGTTCTGCGGGCTGATCTCGGTACCGTCCTTCATGGCCTCGGCCTGCATGACCTTGAAGGCCAGCGTGGTCAGCATCTGGAACAGGACGTTCTGGCGCTGCGCCTGGTCATCCATGCCCATCTCGCCCAGCCATTCGCGGGCCCAGTCGCTGGCCTGCTCCTGCAGCTTGACGAACTCGCGGTACTCCGCCCCGAAATCGTGCAGCGCCGACTTGCGAATGCGCAGGTCGAGCCCGGCCTCGACCAGGCGGAAGTTCAGCGACTCGGCCAGATCCTCGTACTGGCTGAAGCCGCGCGCGCGCAGCTCCTCCTGAAGCCAGAGACGCAGCTCGGCCGGCAGCAGATCGATCTTGCGGGGTGGCGGCATCAGCCGACAGCCCCGGTTACCAGATCGATCACGGCGGCGATGAGGAGCACGACGCCGAATGCAGCGACATAGAAACCGAACTGCGCCCTGCCTGAGAAGGCCGCGTTCTCGATAATCGCCGCCCCGACGAGGGTCACGAAGGCACCCAGAGCAAGACCAATCATGCCGCCACCCCGGGGGCCAGATCGACGCAGCGCGCCTCGAAGGTGACGGGCGTGCCCAGCCGCACCGACAACAGCTCGCTGGCCTGCGCATAGCGGGGCATTTCCGCCTGCAGCGTGGCGTTGCGCTGGTCCAGGGTTGCAAAGGACCTGCTGGCTGCGCAGCGCACCCAGCGGCCCGGCGGAATGCAGAAAGACCACCACGACGACGATCAGTTCCCCGTCCCCCGGCAGCCGGGCGCGGGTGGGGCGGAACACCGAGCGGTTCACGGCCATGAAGCCCTGCTCGATCTGTCTGCGTCCGAGGGCCAGCCAGTCCTTGTCGACATCGTCGCGCCCGGCCAGGTCGTCGAGCGCGCGCAGGAGTTTCTCCTCGGTCGCCTTCATGATGTTGACGATCAGCACCGCCTCTTCGGATTGCGGCCGATAGCCCTGCACCGGAAGGCCCTTCAGTTTCTCGGTCATGATACCCCCAGAAGAAGTTCGAACATCTCAGCGGCGCGGGCTGGGGCGCTGGATGTCCGGGTGCGTGGCGCGGCCGAGCGCGATATCGACGCCGCGGGCAGTCGAGGTCACCACGCGGAAATCCGGCTGGCCAACNAGGGTGACGAAGCCCATCTCCTCCAGCCAGCCCAGCTCGGTGGTGGTCTGGTCGCGCGAGGTGTTCACGCCGATCCCGTCGCTGTTGAGCACGTCGGTCAGGATCGAGACGTTCGAGGTGAAGGTCGGGCTCGCCTCGAGAAACCGCAGGATCGCCAGGCGACGGTGGCGGCGCAGCGTTTCCTGATAATCGATCATCGCTTGTTCCCATCCAGCATGTGTTCTTCGTGGCGGTTCAGGACGATTTCCATGCGCCCCATGATCGCCTTCATTTCCCGCACATCGCCCCCCATGTTGCTCATCGACAGGTGGAGCTGATGGAGATCGTCCTTCACGGGCGCCGTCCGCTGCGTCTGTTCGACGCCGGTAAGACGCTGGTCGAAGGCGGTCAGGCGTGCCGCGTGGCTTTCGATGCGCTTGGAGTTCTCGCGCGAGCCCGACGCCACCAGGTTCCAGATCGTGAGCCCGAAGTTCAGCAGGAGAGAGAGCGCTGCTGCCCAGGCAACGACGCTCGACAGATCCAGGGCATCAGTTACCTCGTTCACTGGCCACCCCCGCGGCTGACGCGGACCCAGTCCTTGACCGTGTGCCCGCCCATGTAGAGCGCCATGTAGATGCCGGTCAGGCTCAAGAGGACGCCCAGGTCGATCGGCGGCAGGGCGATGCGCCAGTAGGCATTGCAGACGTGCAGGATGACCACGGTCCAGAGCCAGAGGAAGGCCAGCAGCCACATCATCAGCGGCCGCCAGGCCCAGCCCCACCAGGGGCCCTTCTGCTCGGCCTGCAGCAGGGCGTATTGCCCCTCCAGCGCGGTGGCGTGCAGGGCGATCAGTTCGGGCGTCATGGTCTCGACCGCGCGCAGCGCATCGACGACACGGGGCTGGTCGGTCGCGGCCATGGTCTCGGCCTCGTCGGGGGTGACGCCCAGGCGGTTGGCAATCGCCCCGATCACGTCGGTGGCGAGTTGCGCGTTGCCGGCGCCGATGCGGCGCGACAGGACCCGGCCGATCAGCGGCACGCCGATCTGCAAGGCAAGGGCGGTCAGGGCGGCGCTCATTTGAGGCTCCGAAGCAGGGCCGCGAGGCGAGGCAAATGGGGGTGGAGTTTGGCGGCAATGGCATCGCGGTATTGCCAGGCCAGCCAGCCCAGCACGATCGCGCCGCCGCCGAGGACGGCAACATCCGCCCAGGCCAGCACCGCGATATCGGGCAGCGGGTCGGCAACCGTGGCGGCGGCGCCGGTGGCGGTGACAGTGCCACCAACCGCCGCGCCCTTGCGCGCGTCCAGCCGACGTTGCAGCGTGGACAGCGTCGCGCGGCCGAGGATGCCGTCGACGGTCAGATCGTGGTCGGCCTGGAACTTGCGGACGGCGGCATCCGCGACGCCGCGCACGTCCTCGCCCACGGCATAGCCCAGAGCTTCGAAGCCGTGACGGGAGGCGGCGACCTCGTCGGGCGTCAGCTCGAGCGTGACGCGGGCCAGCCCGCGCGGCGTCTGCACCCTCACCGGCACGCCGTAATCGGCGAACTCGATCAGGTTGGCTTCCAGCTCGCGCCGCCGGGTCAGCCCGGGCAGCACCTTGCCGCCGCCCTTGTTCCATTGCGCCAGCCGGTCGCGCATCCCCGCCATGTTGCCCGAGGCCCAGGCGGGCACCCAGCTGGCGCGGGTGATGGCGCCGGTGTTCCAGTGAAAGGACACGCCCCCGTCGAACACATGCTGCGCGGCACCCGGCAGGGCGCGGGCGACCGCGGGCTCGTAGCGGCTGCGCAGCGCCAGGGCCATCAGCCGCGAGGCCTCTTCGGCACTGATCACCATGCCGGGGCCGGGATCGATCACGCCCGAGGCGGCAGTCAGGCCCGCGCCGATCGTCCACTTGCCCGCCGGGCAGCGATAGGCGCGCAGCACCACGCCCTCCAGCCGCTCGTTGAAGGCGATCCCTCGCTCGCTCGTCCGCATCCCGGCCTCCATGTCCAGCCGAATGGCCAACAAGAGTTGGGATGCCACACACCTCGGGTGCGGGTGCCGTGGGATGCGGTTTCGGGGGTCAGTCGAAGAGCGACAGCTGATCGGACGCGATGCCAGTCTCGCGGCGCAATTCGGCGCGCAGCTTGCGCACCCACATGGACGTCACGCCATGCTCGCGCGCCAGATCATTGGCCGAGCGGGTCGGTTCCGTCAATCCTGCTTCAAGAATCGCCGCGCGCAGCAGGCTGGCGCGGTGCTGGACCTCGGTTCCGCGGGCGGACGGGATGTCAATCTTCGTCCCGCTGAAGCGTTGCGCCAGCCATTCGACGGCGGCGGCGCCGATCTCCGCGGCGAGCGCCGAACCACGGGCGTTCTCGCGGCGCGGTATATCGCGGCGCTGGCCGCCCGCATTGGCGATGACCTTCAGGCGAACGGAAAGGCCCAGGTCACGCTCCAGCTCGTCAATCCAGGCACTCACGGCGCCACCGCGAATTTCTCGACCTCGTTGCCCCAGGCGGCCCAACCGGCCCGGCGCTGGCGGCTGAAGAGGTCGAGCCGACGCGCGTCGGGCATCAGTCGCTCGGCCTCGAGGTAGGCTTCCTCGGGTTTGCGACTGTGTTCTCGGGTCTTGCCGAAGACCACCGAGCGGACGGATTTCGTGGTCCGCGGTGCGCCACGGGTGGCGATCAGGAAGGGATCGCCCGCGTCGCGCAAGAGATACCCCTGCCCGAAGTGCTGCTTGCCGTGCCGGGTCATCTTCGCCCAATGGCCCGAGGTCTTGTATTCGAACCCCCAGGCCTCGATCACCGCCAGCGCCTGCGGCAGCATGGTTTTCAGGGCCCAGAGCCACAGCAGGCAATCCGGGGCGGCGAGGGCCTCGACCGGCATGTCAAGAATATCCGCGGCCGGCATGCATGCGTATTGCGCCTGGGGGCTCTTGGCGTAGCCCTTCTCCGACCGCATCTCATACGCCCAGGGCGGATCGGCCATGATCAGGCCGAACCCGCCCGCCGGGCGCAGGGCGATGAAGTCGGCAAGCATGGTCACTTCTCGACCCTCACGCCCTGGCGGCGGCACATGTCCTGCAGAGCCCGGATCACGTCGTTGATCTGACCGGCCTCGCGCAGCGCGTCGATGTCGATCGGTACCGAGGCCCATTTGCTCTCGAACCGACTGCGCACGAAGGCGTTGAGACCATCACGCCCCGGCTTCTTCAACGCCCCGGCCTTGCCGAGGAGCGACCAGAGGACATGGATATAGCGCAGATCGGCCCGGGGCGCGGCAGGGCGGCGTCCCTTAACACCTGGTTTGAACCCGGCCTTGAAGCCGCGCTGCTTTAGGACTGCGACCACCGCCAGCAGTTCGCCCACTGTCATGTCGGCCATGCTGGCCTTGCCGGTGGCCTGCAGCTGAAGATCATGGCGCGTGTCGCTGTCCAGACCGAGCTGGCGGCAGGCCGCGTGAATCTGGCGCTGGAGGGTTCGCGGCTCAGTCACGGCTGCACCTCGCGCATTTGTCCGTGCTCGTCGCACTCGGCCGGAACGGGCGATCGCAGATCATGCAGTTCGTCATGGCGTCGTCGCTGCGTGGTTGCGCCGACGAGCGCTGGGCCCAGCGGCCCCGAAGCACGGTCCAGACGATGCCCATGTCCTCGGCGACAAGCCGCAGCTTCTCGCCCGCCGCCAGGCGCGTCATCGCACGTTCCAAATCCGGCTCGGGTGCCAGTTGCCCTGAAGCTGGGGGGGTGACCTCGACGGGAGCGGGCTGGCTCATGGCGTTCAACGCGAGCGGCTGCATCTCGGGCTCTGCGGGGCGTTCCGCCTGCGCCAGTGTGTCATGGTGCTCCAGAGACGCGAGAACGCGCTCGGCGTCGGCCTTCAGCGGGAACACCGCGATCAGGCGGGGATCGAATTGCAGGAGCTCGGTCTGCCCGTCAGGCCGATTCCGCAGCATGTAGGTCAGGCTCATCTCTTCCTCCGGCTGCTCGTCAGGACCGGACCACCACGCCCGGCCGACCGCACCCGACCTCGCGGCCGGGCGGGTTTCGCGTCAGGAGGCGGCCTTCGAGGGTTTGAAGGTCAGGACGGTGGCTTCGGGAATGTCGATGGTCGCGCCGGTCTGCGGATTGCGCCCGACCCGCGCGGCGCGGGTTTTCTGGGCGAAGCGGCCGACACCCGGCAGAACGACGCTGCGGCCTTCGGCCGTCTGCACGCGGATCGCTTTTGCGAGTCCGTCGAGGACACGTTCGACCTCCTCCCGCGAGAGGTAGGAATAGGTGACAAGGTCTTTGATCAGGTCAGATTTTCCGAAGATGGACATGGTCTTCCTTTCAGGATGCCGACAGCGTCGGCGGGTTGTGGGTCGGCGCCGGAGCGCCGACCCGAAGTGGTGCTCAGCCCTTCCTCCCGGGGTGGAGGGTGACGAACCCGTCCGCCTCGACCACGCCGCGGACCGGAATTGTCGCCGCGGGCGGTGTCGGCACGGGCCGATGCCTGCCAAGCACCCGCGCACGGATTTCGCCACGCAGGTGCGCCTCGACGGCCAGCGCCGCGGTGGCGGCGAGGTCGAGCAGCGAGACAGCGAAATCACGATGGCCGATGCGCAGGAACAGCAGGTCCCCGTCAGGGCTGGTGCGGACGTGGCAGAGCGTGCCGAGGATTTCGAAGCGGCATAGCTCGTGCAGCACGCGCGGGCCGGGGGCGCCGGTGGTCTCGTAGATCGGGGTCTCGATCAGGGCGACTTGTTTCGACATTGGTTTATCCCTTCCTTCCCAAAAGCGCGGCGATGACCAGGGTCACGCCATGGACGACGATCACCAGCCCCCAGGTCAGGCCCACCCAGACCCAGAACCCGGAGACGTAGAACTGAAGGACTTCCAGCATGGCGCCCTCACGCCTTCGCCAGATCGATGGTGACGGCCTGCCAGGCGCCCTCGGGCGTTTCGCGGCGATAGAGGCGGACGTAGGTCTTGGAGCCCACCACCCGCATCGCGTCGCGGATCGCGCGCATCGCCTCCTGCCAGCGCGGGTCCTCGCTCTCGAGGCGCAGCAGCATGAAGATCTCCGAGCGGTTGATCTGCCCGGCCTTGTCGGTGTTGAAGGCCCGCGTCACCAGGGCGCGGATCTCGGCGCGGGCATCGGCAGCCCATTCGTTCAGGCATTCGTCGAGCAGTTCCTTGGCGATCTGCAGCTGCGGGCCGAAGTCGATGTGATCGGCGACCTGCACCTGAACCTTCCAGAGCCCGTCGTAGGACATGAAGGTCTTGTTGCCCTTGGCGCCGCCCTTCTTGGCGCCGTATTCCTGGGCGAGGAGCGCCTCGAAGGCGCCGAGGTCCTCGAAGGTATGGGCCTTAAACCGTTCGACCTGCTCGCTCAGCGCCAGGCCGTAGCCGGCGATCTGCAGCACGGTCTCGTGTTCCAGCAGATCGGCGGGCGCGATCATCTCGACCGGCATCAGCCTGCCCTTGGCGTCGGGCATGTAGGTCTTGCCCTCGACCATGGTGCGGCCGTCGGGAATGGGGAGGGGGCGATGTTCAGACATCGGCGGGTCCTTTCGACAGGGTTCTGGGGGTGAGGATTTGCGGGGGCAGCGCCCCCGACAGGGCGAGGACCGCCGCCATGGCGGTGACCTCGTCGCAGGTGACCAGCGTGGCGCCGCGCTCGCCCATCAGGTCGACCTTCAGCACGCCGCGCGCGGCCAGGCGCAGCATCTCGACCTCGGTCCAGCGGGGGGCGGTCATTTCTGTCCGTCCTTTCCGTTCCGCGGGCACCGGCGGCAGGCGTTGCACATGCGCACCCGCTCGCTGTTGGTGTTGGCGTAGGTCCGCGACAACACGATCCAGTCGCGGCAGATCGCCGTCGAGATTTCCCCCAGCGCCGGGCAAAGGACGGTGGCGCGCATGTACCGCCCGCGCACCAAGTCCTCGACGGCCCCCATGTCGCCAGGATACTTCCGGCGCAGCACGTTGGAGACCAGCGCCGGCGACCTGCCAAGGTGACCGGCCACCTTGCTTTGAGAGGTCTGCGCACATTCCTGGGCGAGCCTGAGCACCCAGTCCGGCAGCTCGGCCCCCCAGGCACCCTGCGCGACGGTGACTGGATCGCTCACAGCAACTCCTCCGGCATGAAAACTTCCAGCGTGTTGGGATCAAAGACCCGCTTCACGCGCTGGATCTGCGGCGGCTTCGGGCCATTGTTGCGGATCAGCCGGTAGCGCGCGATGCGGCCCGCGTGCGGCGCGGCCTTGGTGAGTACGCGCAGATACCCGGTTGCGAGCAGCATCTTGCAATAGGCCTTGGCCGTCTCCTCGGGGATCTCGACCGATGCGGTTTCGATCAGGTCGCGAAAGCTGAATTCCTTGAGCATGAACATGCCGCGCCACAGCTGCTCGGTGGCCTTGCCTTGCGTGACGTTGCTGCCATCGGGGCGCACACGCGGCGCCTCGTGACCGATGTCGCGAACCATCCGCCAGGTGGCGGGCAACTCATCGGGGGCGCTGACTTGCTCGATGTAGCCAGCCGCGGTGAGGCCCTTGAGATAGTCGCGGCAGGTCTTCTGATGCGCCCCGCAGGCGCCGACGATCGAGGCGACCGTGAAGGATGCGGCGCCTTGGGCGCGGATCGCCCCCCAGATTGCCTCGCGCCCCGGCATCGCGTGGTCGGCCGGGCGACGACCGGATTTCGCGGCCATCACACGGACCTCCGCGGCGTCGGTGCCTCGCCCGAAAAGAAGGTGATCTTCTTCGCGTCGGCCAAGGTGATTTCGGTCTTGCCCGTCAGGATCGAGTATTCCGCGATCTGGCGCAGGTTCACCACGATGCGGCGGGCACGCGCCTGCGACTGCTCCAGGACCAGCTGCAGGACATCCGAGGCAATCTCGAGGTCGCGGCACTTCAACCGCGCCAGAAGCCCGACCTCGCGCAGATCGGCCGGCTGGGCGGCGACCCAGTCCAGCATGCGGTTGTGAACCCGTTCCCAGCGCCGCAGGGTCTGCGGCAGCTTCTCTTCGCCGATCAGGATGACAGTGCCCTGCGAACTCTCGTAGATGTCGCGGATGATGCCGATCATCCCGTCCTTGGCGACGAGGTCGGCTTCATCGATCAGCAGCGGCCGTCCCGACTTGCTGAGCTGGTCGCCGATCTGCTCGACCATATCGCCGATGGTGCGCCCGGGCGCGATGCCCATGGACCGCAGGATCATCTCCGGGAACTTCCTGCGCGACCAGGTGGACTTGACCTCGACCCAATAGGCCCGCGTCTCCTGCGCATTCCAGACCGCCGCCTTGGTCTTGCCGTAACCGCTGGGCCCGAAAAAACAGGCCAGGCCCGGCAAGTCGGGATCACGGTTCTGCACCCTGTTGATCAGAGCATTGAGCAACATGACATTGCGCAGGGGGGCAACGTTGCTGACCGTGCTGATGGTGATTGATCCGTCCATATCGCTCTCCTCACTTCGTCCCTCCACGAGCCCTTTCCGGTCCCGCGGTCTCTTATCCGATCGCCTGCGGCCCGAACCTCTCGTAGCCAGTCCGCATTGCCTGGTATTCCGGCAGGCGTTTCATGCGCATCCAGAAGGCGGCATCCTCCTCGGAAACCGGCTCGCCGGCCTCCGATCGCCGCTCGATGTCGAGCGCGCGCCAGAAGCGCTGCTCGGCCGTTTCCTCGACCGCGACAGGCTCGGGCTTGGAGCGGCTGAAATTCGCGGTGAAGACGTTCAGACGCTCCTCGTCCGTGGTGTCCGGCACCGGTACCGGGCGCTCGAAGACAGGCTTGCGGATCCGGGCCGGCGCCAACTCGACAACCTTGGCTTCGATCAGCGGGGTTTCCGGCTGTCGCACCTCACTGAGCTCAGCCGCCCACTGGCCGACCGAGACCGGGCGATGCAGGTCGAGCAGCTTCTTCTCGGCGGAGCGGCGCTGACGCTTGAGCCTTGCCGCGGACTGCGCCCCCACAAGGTCGAAGAACCCGACCTTCTCGCGGCATTCCGCTTGCCCGAGATAGGACCCGTCGAGCGCATAGATGAAGATGCCGGCATGCAGATCCTCGGGATCGAACCGCGCCACCACCTGCTGGCCGACATGTTCGCTCATCCAGTCCGCCCAGTAGCCGTTCTCGAACAGCTGGAAAGACCCGTGGTGCTTGTGCAGCTTTCGGACTTCCTGACCCATCAGCCAGAGACGGTGCTGTTCCGGTGTGGCCTTGCGGATCGGCGCGTTGGTGTAGGATTCCGCGAAGGTCTCGTCGAAGCTGCGGCCGCGGGCGGTATCGCTCAGGCGACCAGGGCGCGCGTTGTGAGCACGAACCACGTCCTCGGTGACCTCAAGGAAGTCGGCAAGCGGGATGGCCCGGCTGCCGTAGTCTTCCGGCTTCGCGTCCGGCCGGTTGCCGACATACGCCCCGGCGAAGGCGGGATGGCGCGCAAGATCATCTGCCAGATCACGGAACGACCGCTCGATCGGCTTTGCCTGCCCGTGCCCCGGGGTCGCCCAGTGCACCTTGATACCCATCTGCGGCAAGACGCCGAGCGCATCGTCGTCGCGCACCGTGAACCGAAACCGCGTCGGCGTGCCGCCGGTCAGCCATTTGTTGGCAAACTCCCGGCCGTTGTCGAACAGGCAATGCCGCGGAATGCCCCAGGTCTCGATCAGCTCGCCGAAGGCGGACATGACCGCGACCTTGTTGGGGTTCAGGTCGACCTGCCACGAGAGGATCTTGTTCGAGAAGAGGTCCGTGAAAGCCACCATCTGCACCCGGACAGGCTTCTCGATGCCCGGCCAAGAGACGAAGACATCGACCTTGTGGCAGTCGGCCACGACACCCTCGAGCGCTGCCAGCGTCGAGCGGTCGCGGATCTGAGGGGGGAAACAGCGCGCCAGGCCCTTCTCGCCTTCGCGGGCAAAGATCTGCGTCACGCGCGGCACGTTGTCCTCGAACCAGCGCAGCGTGGTGCGGTATTCCAGCGCAGCCAGCCCATTGGCCTTGCACCAATCCGCCACCCGGCGATGCGCCGAGCGCAGGCTGGGGCCGCCCAGGTGGAGGTAATCCGCCCGGATGCGGTCCAGGAACTCCTGGCTGCAGGTGGCGCGCTCTCGCTTCGGGGTGGCGGCGCGGTGCCGGGGGGCCAGATAGGCCAGCCGGTCGGCGACATCGGCGCCCTCGATCATTCCCAGCCAGTTCCAGATCGTGCGCGGCGCCACGCCCGACCCGCGGGCGATCGTTTCGACGGCCAGGTTTCGGCCCATCGGCGCGTTCCAGCCCTTCGACCTGCCGGATGATGGCAAGCCGCGCACGCGCCTTGGTCTTCACTGCCTCGGGCAATCCGTCGAACCACGCCCAGGCCNNGCCCCGGTCCATTCGGGCGTCGTCCTTGGCACCGACGCCCAACGATTTCAGCAGCGCGGTCTGCGCCCGAACCGGCAGCAGCCGCCAATGGTATTCCCAGCCACCGCCCCGGCCCGAACGACGGCGGGCGAATTCCGGGTGGGCGCGCCAATCCTGACGGCTGGCCAGCGAATCGACGCCTTGGCGGGTTGACGGCACGTCCGGCAGGCCTGATGCAGCGAGCGCATCAGCCGTCCACCATTCGCGGGAGGGGATCGGGCCCGTCATTCTGCGGCCGCCCCCTTGTTGAGGGGCGCGCCGGCGTTCTGGGCATGCCAGACCTCCTTGGCATGCTCCAGCAGGAACCGTTTCTTCGCCGCCAGCGGCGCGCGGGACCAGGCGCTCGACAGCGCCTTGAAGGCAGCGTCAACGGGGTCCTGAGGGGGCGAGGCCTTGCCCTCGCGCACCGCCCAGGTGCGGCGGGCCTCGGCGGCGGATTTGGCGCGGCCTTCGGCCAGCGCCTCGACCACCTCGTAGCGCTCGGAGGGCTGGCCGATCTTGGCGATCTCGGCCAGGTCCTTCAGCGTGATCTGTCGCGGCGCCTTGCGCAGCAGGCTGACATCGCGCGGATCGAGGCGGGTTCCGGCGGCGATCAGACGGCGCACATGCCGGTCGCTCATGCCGAATTTCTCGGCAGTAGCCTGCGAAAAGCAAACGGACATCGTGTCCGTTTGGTTTTGGAAATCCGGGCTGCGATGATCGCCCCCGCGCGTCGCCTCAGGGTGGAGCTTCTCATAGACCCGCTTGCGCGCCGCCAGAAACACGGCTGTGTCGAGCGGGTTCAGTTCGGCACCGGCGATATTGTCGTCGATCTCCATCAGACGCGCCCAGTCGTCGGTCACGTCGGCCCAGACCTTGGCCTCGATCTCCTCCCAGCCCAGTCGACGCGCGGCTTCCAGACGATGCCCGCCAGCGACCAGCACCAGTTGCCCGGCCTTCTTCTGGCGGACGTGGATCGCGTCCTTCATCACGCCGATCTCGGCGATCGAGGCCAGTAGGCTTTCGACCCCGGCTTCGGACACCGGGCGCAACCGCCCGGCTGTCACGATCTCGCCGACCTTGACCCGGTCGATTTTCAAGAGCCTCGGCTCAGCCATTGTCCGGCCCCTTCGTCATTGTGTAGAAAAACCGCCGCCTGCCGCCCACGATCTCGGACCGGCAATCGATCACCGCGCCATGCTGGCGCAGCTCGGCCACGCAGGCGTTCACTGCCATCACCCGACCCTTGCGCACGATGGCGCGCGTCGTGTGCGGCCGACCGTCCGCCAGGACAACCAGCACGCGCTGCAGGCGGGGGGAGGTGAGGGGCCCGGCGTGCATGCTCAGGCCCCCGTCGACCGGCGCGATTTGCGCCCGTCCGAGGATGACCCCTGATAGCTGGCCATCGGCATCGGATCGTCGAGCCCGCGACAGGGGTCGCACATCCGGTTGTGGATACCCTCGCTCTCGAAGGGCGTCCCACAGCACAGGCAGGGGCGCAGGCCCCGCTTGGCGCGGGCATCGTCCGCGGCCTGCAGTCGCTCGGCCCGCGCTTCGGCACCCTCAAGCGACGTGGGCTGGCCCACCCGCTGCCCGTCAGGATCGATGACGCAGTAACGGCCGGGGCGCATTCCGGCCAGAAATTCGACCCGGTAGCGGGTCTGCATGTATTTCGGCTTGAGGCGCGCACTCATTGCAGCACCGCCCCGGCCACCAGGCCGAGCCACAGGATGCCGAACAGGCACAGGGCTCCGATCAGGTCGCCCATCCAGTGGGTGTCGAGCGCGCGCAGCGCCCGGATGATGCGTGTCATCACGCGACCTCCTTCTTTTTGCGGGGATCGGGGCGCGGGATGTCGCGCGGCCATTCGAGGTCGGCGGGCCAGTTCTGGTCGAACCAGCCCAGGACACGGGCGGCTGTGGCGGTGCGGCAGTCGCCGCCCTCCAGCAGCTTCTTGAAGAAGTCGCCCTTGCCCAGGGCGCGCATCGAGACCGCAAAATGCGTCACGCCATGATGCGCGGCCATCGTCTCGGCGAGGGTGATGAGGGAGGCTGGCTGTGTCATGAGGCGAGAGTAGCTTAGTCAAGCCACACGCTCAAGGCTAAATTAAGCTAAGATTGTCGGGTTAGCTTAACTAGGCTAATCTGTCGCATGGACCTGATTCTCGATGAGATAGAAAAGGCCCTTGAAACTAAGGGTCTTAGTGCTGCGGCAGCTTCCAAGCTGGCCGCTGGGCACTTTTCGTTGATCAAGAACATGAAGGCGTCAAAGGCCGGGGGAAAACGATACAGCGTTGAAACCTTGGAGAAACTAGCGGAAGTTCTCGACCTCGAACTCTATTTCGGCCCCAAGCGGAGCGTGACCCCCGCCCCCTCGACCACCGTGGCCGGCGAGCTGTTCTCTGCTGTCGCTCGGTACGATGCCGCTGGGGCAGCAGGGGACGGACAGATCAACCTTGATGGCCCGCCGATTGACCACTTGGCCTTCTCTAAGCGATGGTTGGTACAGAACGGGATCAGCGCGGGCGATTGTGTGCTGATCAACGTATCCGGTGACAGCATGAAGCCGGGCATCCATGACGGCGACCTGGTGATGATCGACCGCCGCAAGACCGCGATCCGCTCAGGGAAAATCTATGTCTTCCGCGAGGGCGATTCCCTCCGCATCAAGCGCCTGGAGCTTGTTGTCGGCGCCGCGATCATCTTGCGCAGTGACAACCCCGACCAGGACCGATTTCCGCCCGAACAGCGGACCGGGGCAGCCATGAACGACATCAGCCATAATATCGTCGGCGAGGTGGTCTGGTCGTGCCACAAGTGGTGATCCTGAACTCCAAGAAGGCAATTTGACGTGCACGAGAGATTCATTGCAAGGGTTCCAACAGCGCTTCTAGTCGCTGTCGTTGTTTCTGGCTGTGAGCTTCAAAGCCAAGGCGATTTTGATGCTCAGCCATTTGATACGTCTGTCCAGATTGATCGTCAGTACCAGGCGGTTTACGCTGACGTCGTTCGAGGGGCGCGGTTGTGTTGGGGCGCTGGTCCTGTCGTTGGCACTATGCCACAAGCGATCCAGCTCGACGCGCAGCTCTACCCTGACCTCGGGTATGGCGAGGTCTACAGCTACGCTTCTGGCACCGTATTCGCGCCTCAGTCTCTGGTGCGGATCGAGCAACGTGGCAGTGGGGCGATTGTGTCTGTGAAGGCTGGCCCAGTGGCTTTCGCACAAGCCTCCGTCATCGATCCCCCGCTTAGATGGGCGCGTGGCGAAGTGCGATGTGGCTTGAGATGACGTCGTAAATCTGTTGCATGTTCGCGGTGCCGACCCGGCCTTTCTCAGAAGGCTATTACGCTTATTTATCAAAGCCTTGATCCGAACATGCAACTGCCAGCGGAACATGCGGCCCGATTTGCATGTTCCGGCGCGTCGATCGCTCGCGCTATCCCGCCATTCGCTCAGCTAACGCCGTGATTTCTCGACCGTAACTGGCTTTCTCACGGCCCTGCTGGCCGGACGCCCCGCGCGGCCTTTCCAGCCTTTAAAGTCGCCCTTTAAGGCCTTCTGCAAGACATGACCTTGTCGTGTCCCAGGCGGGTCTCAGACCAACGAAACCCCTTGTTTTATTGGTCCATCCGCAATGCCCCGGCGTCTTCCGCCCTCTTCCGCATTCCTGCAGAAATACCTGTCACCTAACAG